GCTTCGGCGACGCGATGAAGCTGATCCCGAAGAATCGGGTGGAGATCGTCTAGCATGGTGTCACCCCTCTGCCTTGGTTTCCAACCGCGTCAAGCGTGTGTTGATGTCGTCAAGCCTGCGGTGGATGGTGCCGTGAGCGGTCGCGTTCTGGTCGAGCGCCTTGTCGAGCGACTCCTTGCGCTCGTTCATCGTCGCTTCAAGGCTCGTGTGCCGCTCGGTCAGCAACCGCTCAACGTTCTTGAGTTCGCTGATGATACCCGACAGGTTTGCCGACAACCTGCCGTACAGAACACCGACCGTCACCAGCGTGACCGCAGCATTTGCCGCGAGGGTGATCCACTCGAGGTGCATTGCGCTCACCAGTTGGTCATGTCGGGGACGACAGGCGCCGTGCCCCCGAAGCCCTGGTACAGAAACGACCGCAAGGCGCCGTCACGCTCCATCACCTGACGCATCACCTCCGGGCTCTCCGCAGCGTCGCGGATCGCGTACTGCGCGTACGCCTTCAGGGCGATGAGGTCGTGGAACGGCTCAAGGTCGTCGATCCACTCGTTGTCACCCGAGGTCTGCCGCGTCCAGTCCACTGTCGACGCTGGAACGTACCGCAGGATGATCGACTGGTTCGGGTTCGCGGAGATCCGCAGCACCGTGCCGTCGAGCATGTAGCGCGAAACGCTCAGGGACATCAGCCCCGCGTAGCCCGCCTGCCCCTGCTCGAGGTCTTCGATGTTACCCACCGGCATGTACTGCCACAGCCGGTTGCCCGCAGCGTCCTGCGTCCACAACTGCAGCACACGCTCAAGCCGCGGGTCCGTCAGCGGCCCTGCGCCCATGATGACCACCGCGTTCGCCACGTCCGCGAGGTCGTACGTCAGCCCAGAACCAAACGGCACCGTCACCCGATGGACGTACCGGTTGTTGTCGACCTCCATGACCGTGCGGCGGAACTCCGCGTAGCCCTGCGACAGGTACGTCGCCACGTCCGCGTCGGTCACGAACGTCCGGTCAGGCTCGTCGATGTACTGGCGAAACAGCGCCGCGACCTGGTCGACGTACATCACAGACCCCCGGTCAGCGCCGTGCTCGGAAGCGGTGCGCTGTCAGCACCCATCGAGGCCGCCGTCTGCTGCATCTGCATCTGCGCCTGCTGCTGCGACGGGCCGCTGCCGGGGAACGTGCCGGCCTGCCCCTGCGACGAGCGGTTGATGGGCACCTGATGGTTCGGTGCGCCCTGCGCCACGCCGGGGTTCTGCTTGAACGCCGCGAGCGACACGAACACGTCGCGGATGTAGTTCTGCCGCGCTGGCGTCAGGTCGTAGAAGTCCGGCGACCGGATGAAGTCATCGAACACGTCCATGATCGTCTCGATCGGATCTGTCGTGAACACCTCGATGCCGCCGATGAGCCCTTCACCAACCCGCTTCGCCGCCTCAAGCAGGTTGCGCGCATGGTCGATGTCGCGCATCCGACGGCCGACGTTCAGAGGCTCGATGCGATCCGACAGGCTCCGCTTGAGCGTCGGGATGTCGATGATCTGCATCTCCGCGTAGCTCATCAGCCGCGCCTCACGCGCCTGCGCCGTGTGCTGGAACAGCGTGTCGGCGTCGATGAACACCTCGGGCACCTCGACGAGATCCGTCTGCTTAAGCGTCTTGCTGATGACCCGACCCGACAGGTCCATCGCCTTGACGAACCGGCTCTCGCCCCAATGCTGCGCCATCAGCATCAGCACCGTCTTCGACCAGTCCTCCATCACGTCCGTCAAGTTGTCCATCGCCCGCTGCAGCAGCGCCGTGTCGTTCTCCGACAGCGCCATGATGGCCCGGCCCGACGACACGCCCGGCGTCCGGCGACCGATGCTCGCCCCGTGGATGCCCGACACGTCCTCCATGTACTGCCGAGTCATCCCAAGGGCTTCGCTGACGTACTGCGGCAGACCCTGCGGCTGCGACTGCTGTGGAGGCCCGCCCGCCGCGTTGAACGCCACGATGCCACCGACCTTGTTGGCGAGGTCTTTGACGTTCACGCCGCTGTTGCGCGACACGAGCCACTTTGGGTTCGCCATCAGGTGGACGTTACGGAAGACCTGGTTCTGCATCTCGTTAAGCTGCGCCTGCAGCGAGATGAGCGGCTCCATCAGCCCGACGCCCCACAGGTAGTCCGGCAGGTCCGTGAACCGGTAGAACTGCACCGGCATCAGCCCGTTCTTACGCTTCTCCGACGCGAGCTTCGTCTTGCCGAGGTACACGCACGTCTTGTTGTCGTCCTTGAAGAAGACGTAGCACACCTCGATGACGTCCTCGGGGAACCGCCTGTCGCCGTCCTCCGGGTTTGCCGTCGTCGCTGGCGCCTCCTCGATCTTCTCAGCCTTCTCCGGGTACATCTCCTTGAGCTCGTCGCGGCGAATGTACTTGCGGACGGCGATCCACGCGCTGTCTTCGGGGCGCTTGACCTCAGGCTGGAAGAACAAGTCGACCGGGCGGATGACCTCGGTCTTCACGCACTTGTAGACCTCGTCGTAGTAGCTGTGCAGGCCCGCGTTGCCCGTGACGATGCCGTTGCTCACCAGTTCGTTAAACACCCGTGCCATGCGTAGCTTCTGCCACATCCACTTCAGGGCGAGCTCGGACGACATCGCCTTCTGCACGTCCTCAGGGCTGTCGCTCGCCGGGTGGATAGCAAAGCCCGGCATCAGCACCGACATGCGCGCTGTGGCCATGCGGTACTTCGTCAGCATCAGGTTGATGACGGGACGGTCGCGCTGGCCGTCGCGGATGCGAGACGTGCGCCGCAGGTTCAGCGTCGCCGTGTTGAAGTACACGTCCTGGTAGCCGCGGGTGTACGCGCCCGCCAGCCGCCAGACCATCGCCTGCGCTTGCCGCTTGTTCTTTGAGTCGTCGAACTCGCGCGGGAAGGTGTCTTTCACATGCCCCTCCGCGCCATCATCTGCTCGACGATCTTGTCGAGCTCATCGTCGCTGTCATCCATCGCTCGCGCCGTCATGCCGCCGAGCGCCGAGCCTGCCGTCGCCGCGAGCGGCATCAGCGGTTGCAGGCCCGGTATGAGGCCCGCCGCGAGCGTGCCGATGGTTCCCCCGAGGCTGCTGCCGATGGCCGCTCGACGCTGCTGCTGTTGCTGCAGTTTGAGCGCCTCACGGGCGAGTTGCTGCTCGCTCTTCATAGGCACGGCGAATCTCCTCGGGCGTCGGGTTCCGAATCTCCCCATCAGGAAGAGGCGGGTCGAACAGGTTGTACCCGTCCGTGGACTCGTCCGCAACGAACAGCCGCCGCCAAAGCGCCACGACCAGAAGCCATGACGCCGTGGCGGCGGCGAGTTCGATGCTCAGGACGATGACGTCGTGGGCAGCCTTCACGGCTACCCCTCGAAGCCCGTCAGGATCGCGTTGCAGTGCGGGATGTCGCAGACCGCGTCCCAGTACCACGCGCTGTAGCCCACGAACGAGTCAGACGAGTTCGACTGCTGCCGGTCGAGCACGTTGCCGTCCTCGTCGACAAAGGTGAACGGGTCGAGCTCGTACATCTTCCACGAGTCGTTCTTCAGGAAGATGGCGAGGCCGCGCGGGCAGTCCTTCGTCACCCGGATGGGCAGACCCGCGAAGTTCAGCGAGTTCGGATCGAAGCCGGCGTTGCCACCCGTCTTCGCGCCCGTCGGGTTCGTCTGGAAGGTCTTGTTGAGCAGCGCGATGTACTTCGACCGGAACAGCGGGCTGGCGAGGATGAGCTCGGGCGACTCGTTGCTGTCGAGCAGCACCTCGTCGAGCAGCTCCTGCATACGGTCGGCCGTCAGCGCCACGCGGTTGCTGCCCGCGCCGATGCCCTTCGTCATGGTCAGGATGCGCGCCTGAAGCTGCGTCGCGCCGCTCGGAGTGCCTGGGGCGGGGATGTCGCTCCGGTCGAGGCCGAAGTGAACCTCGGACGCGAGGTTGGCGAAGATGCCCGTCGGCTCGATGACGTGGTTGCTCGAGTCGAGCGCGTAGTCCGACACGGTGCCCGCGTTGAAGAACGTCTCATTGGCGAGGCAACCAAAGTTAGCACCACCACCACCGCTGCTGTCCTTGAACTGCGTGTCGTGCAGTTCGACCGCGATGGCCCGATCCTGCTCGGCGATGACCGTGGTAAACGACGCCGGGTTGGCGAGACCGTCGTTGCTGACCACCGCGAGGGTGATGGTCTGGTCGGCCTCGCTGAAGTCCGAGACGAAGATGGCGTACGGGCCAGCGCCTGCGGAGGTCGGCACGATCTCCTCGTAGGTGCCCATGTCGCGCAGTCGGACCCGGACCCACGTCCCCGAGGTGGCATTGACGACGTTACGGAAGTAGTCGAACGAGCCGCTGTACTCCCACACGTCCTCACCCGCGCCGGGGGCGGCGACGGTGCAGTTGGCGGTGGTCGCGCTCGACACCTTCTTCTGGTTCAGGAAGCCCTTGGTCAGGCCACCGAAGATGGTCATCCGGTTGGCGACGTTGCGGACGTCCTTCTTCAGCCCGGTCATCTCCGAGTCGAGGGCTGCGAGGAACGCGCCGGAGTTGGCTCCGGTGGCGCTCTTCATCAGCGGACGGTCGACTTGGAACTGGCCGTAGATGTACTTCGCCGTCGTGACGAGCTGCGAGTAGCCCTGGTTGCCGATGCTACCCACGCCCGGCAGCGAGCCCTTGCTCACCGACGTGTTGCGCGAGATGTGGATCGGGATGACGACCTGCTTGCCCATCCAGGACGAGCTGCCCTTCTCCCACAGTTCAAGGGCGAGGACTTCCTGATTGAGTTCCTCGCGAATCGGTCCCTCGTACTGCTCCTTGAGCACGGGGCCGAGGGTGCTGATCGTCGCTGCCATTTCGGCTCTCCTTGGTTAGAGGTGCTTCCTGGCCCACTCGGCCATACCCCTCTTGGCGTCCTTCAGTGTCCGCGGCTTTGACTTCGACTCCGACTTCGGAGCCGCCTTTCGCCTCGGCTGCTTTACGCCACCCTCGGGCTGCTTGTACTTGTCCGCGCGGGCCTTTGCAACCGCTTCGTACTTGTCGGCGATCTTCTTGGCCGCCTCGGCGGGCGTCTCAGCACCACCGTAGGCCATCAGGCGCAGCACGTCTTCCATCTCGACGTCGTCGTACTTCGACGCTGCGGCCTTCGCGTCCGAGCGGAGTTTCTCGATGCGCGCCTGCTCGTCACGGCGCTCAAGCTCGGCCTCGAGCTTCGCCACCCGGTCGTCCACCGAAAGGTCTTCGTCGGGCTCGTCATCGGCGACCTTCGGCTCCGGGTCGGCGCGGCGCAGCTTGGCGAGCTCCTCCTTGAGCTCCTTCTCGCGAGCTTCCTGCTGCTCGACGTACTTGCGGAACCACGCGGGCTCGTCGTCGGTGGTGGCCTCATCGTCAGCGCTGGCCTCCACCTCGTCAGCCTCGGGCTCGTCGTCGGCGTCGTCGGGCGCGGCGTCAGCCTCGGGCTCGTCGTCCGCGACGGACTGCTCGTCGACCACATCGTCGGGTGCGGCGTCGTCATCGCCAAACAGGGCCCTCTTCATCGCCTCGGGATCTGCTGCCTTCACCATCACTGCCTCCTATGGCGCGGCGAGGGGGTTGAGCAGCACCTCGCTGCCGGCCCTCTCGCGCTTGAAGTCGTGGTACTTCATACCACGGCGCCGCTCCCATTCGAGGATCTCCCGAAGGGTCTGCGGTCGCTCCTCTTCCTTCTCCTGACGCAACTCGGTGAGTTGGTCGTCGCTGATCAACGCGAGCGCCGTCGCCACGAGCATGTCGTCGTGGTCGTCGTGGCCGGTGTCGGCCTCGGCCTTGCCGCGCTTGTTGTAGACGAACGTGTTGATTTCCGCCATCAGCCGCCTGTCCTCGACGAGCAGGCGGATGCGGTCGTCGCGCTGAGGTGGGGCACTCTTTGCGAGCGCCGACGTCAGCCGCGAGATGAGGATGGGCCGCGTCTGCGCCGACGTGTACCACCCGAACTCGGCGGTGTACTGCTGCTGTGCCTTGTTGTAGCGCCGGCGCATGTACATTCGCGCCCAGTCGTTGGCGACGAGATGCTCGATGACCGACGCACCGTAGCTGTTGGCCTCGGCGTTCACCAGCGCATCCCACTTCTGAGCCTGCTCGAGAACCACCCCGGCGTAGTCGCGGATGGTCGTGCGGTCGTAGTACGTCGCCACCGTCTTCGGCCGCAGCCGGTCGGTGTAGTCGATGACGTGGAACGCGTGGAAGTCGCCCTCAGGCGCACCCGACGCCGTGTCGACGCCCATCGTGTAGACGTGGCCGCGGCGAGGCTGGTCGTACTCGATGAGCCCCGTCTTTGGCTTCTCGACGTGCGGGTAGCTGAACGGGAACACGCGTGAGCCCGAGGAGATGAACGCCACCTCGGGCGTGATGGGGTACTCCTGGTTGAACGTGTTCCAGTTGCTCGCGCAGTTCTTCACGAACGTCATGCACGCCCAGTTGAACTGCTCCTGCGTCAGCCGGTGCTGCTTGGCGTAGTCGAGCATGCCGTCGGGGATGACCCGCGGCTTGCGCTTGGTCGCGTACCGATCGTGGTACGTCCACGGGAAGAACAGCTTGCTTTGGTCTGAGTCGGTGTACCACTGCCGGTGGGCGTGGTTCATGCCGTTGGCCGTCGTCTCGCGGATGACCGTCGCCGTCTCGGGCGCCGCCGACAGGATGGCTGCCACCGCTCGGTCGCCGTCCTCGTAGAACGCGAACTCCGACAGGTGGTACATCTGGTAGACCTGACCGCGAGCCTTCTCCGAGTTCGACGTCGTCACGTCGATGATGGACCCGTGGTGCCACACGATCTCACCGGACGCGAGCACGGTCTGCGTCGGGCGGATGTCGTGTAGCCACGCCGGCAGGCACTCGTGGAAGTACCGGTAGTGCCGGAACAGCTTCTTGACCGAGTCCGCCGTGTGCGCGACGACGATGGCCCGCCTGTTGTCGAAGAAGAAGCACTGCCAGTAGTAGTACGCCGCTGTGATGAGCGAGCCGCCGACCTGACGCGACTTGAGCACGAAGATGTCGGTGGCAACCTGCGTCTCAGCGAGGATGCGAAGCTGCGTCTTCCACGGCTTAACCGGCGACCGCTTGGCCGTGTCGCGGTCAACCGTCCGTAGGTACTTCTCTGCAAAGTACAAGAACGACTGCCGGCACTTGAAGTTCTCCTTCTGCTGGTAGTCGTCGGCGCGAGCCATCGCTACCCCTTCATCGCTCGATGCACCCGCTTCAGCCCGCGGTACAGCAGCAGCGCCTTGCGCTCAAGCGGCGGCTGCTCGGTGATGGCGTCCGACACCGCGGACATCTCCTTGAGCACGGTACGATGCTTCGCGCCGAGCGGGGCGGGCGGCGCCTTTGCGAGTTCCTGCAGTCCCATCGTCTCGTTGCGCCAGATGACGCCGAACACGTCGACAAGCTCGGTGATGGACTGGTCGATGCTGTCGCTGCCGGGCAGGTTCTCATGCTTGGCGTACACGAGCTCAGCCTGCGACGCGCAGGAACCGATGGCTTGCGCGAACGCCACCTCGAGCACCTCCTCGGGGTCGAGGTCGCTGCCCTTCTCGGCCTTGCGGGCTCCCGCGACCGCTGTGGCTGCTGCACCTACGACGGCCGCGAGAACCTGCTTGCTCTTGCTGCCGGTGTCACCCTGGCCTGACATCAGCCGACTTCGCGGTAGAACAGACGCACCGTGACCGCGCCCTGCGTGAACGTGCTGACGTTTCCACCCGTAGCCGTGGCCGTGAGCAGCGGGGCGCCGTTGACCAGACAGTACGGGTAGTTCGTCTGGAAGTTGTTGTTCTGCCGTCCGGTGCTGCCCGAGCCGGCCTGCGCGTCGATGTCGTCAACGAACGCGTCCTCGTTGCCCGACACGCCGACGGTCAGTTCCGTCGCGCTGATGGCACCGCCGTCGAACAGCTCGGTGACGTCGACCTCAGCCGCGAGCAGCATGACGTTCGCCGGCAGACCCGCGATGGCCAGCGACTCGCTCGTCGCGGCGGCGGTGAACTCCGAGTGGTCAAACGCCTGCTCGATGTACTCGACGCCCTTCTTCTCGGCGAGCGCGGTGTACGCGGAGTACTCGATCTTCGCGTCGGGGTTCTCGTGCGCGAGCACCAGCGCCGTGCCGGTACCGTTGAGGCGAACCTCGTTGTAGCGACCGCTGAACTCGACCGAGCGGTTGGCGGCAATCTCCAGCGAGTCGCCGAACCCCTCGAGCACAACCGACGTCGAGCCCATGTTGATGATCTTCACGCGGCCAGCGGGAACACCCAGCCGGTCGTTGAAGTCGACGGACTGCTGGGCGCCCACGAGCGTCAGTTCCTTGCAGTCGAAGTTCCCTCCGTTCATCACATCCTCCGGGCGTATCCATCGCCAACGTGCGTCACGTCTACCCCCGCGACCGACCCCACGTCAAGCGCGGCTGAACGCAGTCGTCGTCGGGGGAGTCGTTGTCAAACCCTCGATGGCGCGTGTGCCGCTGCTTACGCCAAGGTGTCACTTCAGGGACAGTTTGCGTGCAAGGTGTCCCTGTATCAACTGCCGACGATGATTGAGGAAAGTGGAGATCAGGGACAACAGGGAACGCCCTGCCCCTATATTCCGTACTTTTCTCTGAGTTAGTGTTTAGATGAGTGTGTAGAGTGTGCTAACCTAGAATACTATCCCTATTGTCCCTAAGACGAGAAACGCAAAAGATGTTGAGGTGTTGAGCAGGGACAGGCTCAGGGACAGGGCAGGGACACCAGTGACGTGGTGTGCTGTAAGTCCTTGATGTGTGGTGGAGCTAACTGTCGCTGAGGCGCTAACTTATTCGTGGCCTAAGCATCTATGTCGGAGGGCTTGGGGATGCTCGGAAGGCTCAGGTTGGCGTTGTCGCGGTCCTCTTCGATGTCCGCGTTGATGGTGCGTAGGAACGCGCCTTTGCGGCCTTTGCGCTGCTCGACAGCCGAGAGCATGAGCTTGAGCACGTCGGTCTTGCGCCGGACGCGGGTGTCGGTGTCCTCGATGCTGTCGGCTTCGAGGAAGGTGTGCTTGGCCAGGCGCAGCACCGCTGTCTCGTCCATGTCGAGCGGGTCGATGGCCGACAGCTCAGTGCGAGGCGCGTTGGGTGCCTCGAGCGTGCCGCGGCGTCGCGCCACAGGCAGCAGGGCCAGCGCGCTGCCACCCTCGTCGAGGTAGGCTGCTACCCATGTGCGGATGAACGAGGTGCTGCAGGCGAGGCGTCTGGCGATGGACTCGTTGGTCAGCCCGTGAGACGCCGCGATGATGACGCGTGCGCGCCTGCGGACGTTCTCGTCGGCGTCGTGCTCGGCGTAGTGCTCGAGCTCGGCGTACTGTTCAGCGGTGAGGTCGACTTGGCGTGGCATGGCTCTCCAGTTTTCTTGAAGCGTAACTTGGGTCGCGTGTTGGGGGTAGGGGAGGTACGACGTGACCGACCGCCCCCGCCCGCCGAACGCCCCTGGTGGCCC